GGTTTCTCCACCAGCCGGTTCTTCTCCAGCTGGGGCAGCAGGCGCTCCACCAGCAGCAGCGGCTCCACCAGCAGCGGCGCCACCGTCAGCTTTAGCATCATTGTCTTGAGTTGCTTGGTAGCTTCGGTTTTTAGCAATATCCTCGTCACTTAATTTCAAGTATTCTTTAATTAAGTATTCGGTTGAGAAGTAAGGTTTAGCATCATCATTCACTACCGCTTTCATTGCATTAAGGGTAGCAAGACGTTTATTAAGTAATTCCTGAGTTTTAATCTCCTCGAATACATTATCATTGTGCCATAGCATACCTACTGCATTTGAGAAACGGTGATCCGTTTTTAAATCCTTAATATCTAAGCACATTTGCAAATACAGAGGTTTGGTGATTAACTCTTTGAAGGCTGATCTTAATCTCTTGATGAATTTATTGTAGCGAATCTCCTCTCTTGAAATACCTTCCGCATTCATAGTGTATGCACCTTGACCTTCTGACCAACGTGAATATGGAAGTTTAGAGTCAAGCTTTAGTTTATCTTGAAAGTATTTTAATAATTCAGAGCCTGATAAATTTGGGCCTGGATATTCAAGTGCTTCAATATCGATTTTCTCGCCTCTATCGTTTACTGGAAGAACGTAGTTTTTATAGAAAAGAATATTAGGTTTTCCATCAACCATTAATTCTCCAGAGCTACCATCGAATGTTATATCTTCTTTTAAGGTATTGGTAAACTCACGAACATCTTCTTTGGCTTTTTGCATTGATTTTGTTCCAACTGGTACGCTTGTTTTTAAACGAATTGGCGCATTCATTGTATGCCAAATAATCTTAGAGTGTTCAATTAAACGAAGTAGGTTAAATGAACGAAGTAGTCTCTCTACGAAACTAACTCGCTTGGTTCTAAATTCATTTGAATATGAAATGTAGATAATTTGTGAATCAGTTAAGGTACGATTCATCTTATTAATGGGATCACGTTGAGACCATTGCAGATAAATTTTTCCGCCTGAATCTTTTTTTACTTCAGGATAAAGAGTAGATGGATCTAATTCCTTAAATCCAATAATATCTTTTGGATTTGAGATATTGTCGTAAATGATTTCAAATGCCAAGTGACCTTCAATTAACCATTGGTAAAAGTACTGCCATGCTGAAATTCCTCTGTCGAAACTCCATGCACTATAGATCTTTGCAAAATTTTCTTGGTACTTCTCAATTACTTTTTCTTGATAGTTAAGACGTTGGTCTTTATTCTTTCCTCGGTAATTAATTTCTCCAACTAGGTCATTTGGATAACAGAATCGATTATCTTCATCGTATACAATTGCATCATCTGCAATAGTTTCAATAACGAATTCAATTTCGCCATTTGATGCAAGATCCCTAAGTCTCTCTCTTTTCTGAACATAGTCTAATTGAAAGAACGCGATTGACTTGTTCTTTAATGAGGATGTCGTATCGGATAGAGCAAGAGTAGCCTTCATCAGATCATCTCCCATTGCGTTGTTGAAACCCGTTAACTGACCTTCAATGTAACCTATCGCTTGTGAGTTCTTCACAAGAAGGTCATCGTATTTCATACCAAATCGACTTAGTGCGGTTAAGCTTGATCTAAGCCCTTTCATTGGGTTACTGTCTAAAAATCCTGCCATTTAATTGTTTATTTTATTTCAAATAGAGAGAAACTTGATCTAGCCGATATTGTCCTGTCAGTTGAATAGTTCGCTAAGTGTAAGTTAGGAACAGTATCCCAGTCGATAAGGGTTAAGTTTCGCATCTTTTCTCTATTGTATTTATTCACCAGAAGATTGAATTTAATGTCCGGCATTCCAAGTAGGGTCTTTATAAATGTCGTATCGACCGTAAAAAATGGAGCAACTGCTCGTTCCCTGATTCGTTTATTAAATTCCATTAGGTTGCCGTCTTCAAAACAGTTAGCTAATGGAGTACTCATTTTATTTAAGTATGTCCGAATAAACCGTTTTCTTAGAGGTTGGGACATTAATTTAACATTTAGGCCCAATCCATCAGGGCTTAATGCTAGAAATATGGGGCGGTTATCATAATACGGCTTCTTTACTCGATATTTTGCAGCAAGGGCCACATCTTTTACGGAAGGATATTTAAGTAATTCGTATTCGTCCCAAGTTGGAACCTGATCTGGCCCAATTGGTTCAAGTTCAGTATGAGTATAAAAATGACCAGGAATCAGAATAGTACGGTCTCCACCACGAGTCATATTTATGAATACGTGATTTGGGTTTGGACTAAAGTCCGGGTCTGTTCCGTTTTGATAAAAGTCTTGTATAGTTTCTAATTGCGTCATTTATATCTTTTATATTGATTTGAACAGAAAGTTTTCGGTTATTATCCCAAATTTTAAACCTCTTACTGAAGCGAACTCTTTAGCTGCTTCAAATTTTGCCTGATTTACAATGTATTGCTTGGCTGCATATACATAACTTGCAGTTTGCTTGTCAGTCATTCTTGCTGGGGCAGTAGGTGGTTTGGTATACTTGTCAGGCTTTACCTCAATTAACCAAGACTGCTCCTTTCCTGAGCTATCTTTGGTTACGATATAAAAATCAACATAATATGTGTGTCCGCGTTTATCAAGAGGAGAATAGTAAGGAATTCCTACTGGTTCGCTTGAGTATTTAATAACAGTCGGGCTGTGATCACACCATTTTAGGAATTTGAATTCCCAGCTTGATCTGAATATTATTTGCGAAGTATCGCCAACGTACTTCTCAGGGAACGCTGGTTTAAAGTATCCCTGACGGATTGTTCCAGCTCGCGGTTTTAAGAAAGTCTTGATGCTCTTCTGCTCTTTCGGTTTCATATAGTTATTTATAGGTACGCCATGTCAAACACGGAATCGCTAAAATAACTATTGATCCATTCATTAAAGCTTTCAATTGAAGTATTTGAATTTCTGTCATGCATGTAACAGAAAAGGTCATTAATATCTTTGACTTTTTGTAGAGCCATCATATCTTCAGTAGAACTAAATTTTCTCTTTAGGTCACCGATTGCTTTATTCCACAAAAACACAGAGTATCCTTGCTGGATAAAATTCATCATTTGAGTCTTGCCTGCCTTATCTCGGTCAAATATAACTTGAGTAGCACCCTTTGACCCTAGATTAGAGAAAATACTTCTGGCTTTAGATGCACCAGAGGTTGCAATCGCGTTAGTTATGAACATTGAATCGAATTGACCCTCAGTCATTCTGATTGGCTTGCTGAAGTCAACGTTCAAGATATTGAAGTAGTTATTAAGAAAGTTCGCATCTTCCACCAGATCCTTCGAGAGTCCTATCTGAGAGAAGATATGAATAATATCGGAATATGACTTGATTATGTACTTACGTTCGGAATTTGGATCGAGACTTCTAATTGAGAATCCTAGTATTTTACCGGATCTTCTATCGAAATTAAAAATATAGACTTTATTATCGGATGAATCAGTATAGAGACAATCTCCGAAATCTTCAATTAAGTTGATCGCTCGGCCCTTTATGTACTGATACGCTCTAGATTCTTCTGAAACCATATCAAGTCTCTTTAACGAGAACCTATTGATTACTTCAGTTATTGTAACAAGACTTGATGTATCGGATGTTAAGAATCTAATTAATTGATTCTCTGTCTTTTTGGGTTTTGCAACTGGTGAGTATTCTGTATCTAGGATAAAGCTTGGAAGCATGATTCCATGTTCCTTACTCATTCTGGCAACAAATTCTCCCATGGTCATATATGCCATACAACCATCATTAAAACATTTATAAGCCCCAGTATCTAAATAGAGGTTACCACGCTTCTTTGAAACCTTCTTGTCCGAGTCTCCGCAAATTGGACACGCGAAATTTAGCTTACGGCCAGTCTCTCCATCAATTTTTTGTTTCTCAGGAACATCGTGGAATCTCTTACGTAATAAGGTTTCAATGAATGCGGTTATTTCCTCAATTCTCATCAGTTATAGTTACCTTCTTTACAGGTTTTGGTTTAGTTGCGTTTTTGTAAGCTTTGTCAAGATCGTATCCCATTTTGTAGTAATCCTTTCCGGTTTTAACAGCTTTTTCGTACTTGTCAGTTTGCAACCATGAACCACCAGACGGAGTATTGATTATTTCGCTCCAGCCATTCGATCTTAAGTATTCTTGCATCACTTCAACTGGAATTGCAAATGGATCTTCTACTTCAATTCCTAATTTCTTTGCTACTCGATCGCGATACTTAGTAAGTTCGTGTTTTGGAACGATTACTGTATTTAGGCCAAATTTAGAAATTGCTGAAATGTAAACTGGGAATAAATTCGCAGGTACCGGCTTGTCTGGATTACCAATGTATTCTTGGCAGCTTTCCGGAATTTCAGAATAGGCTAGAGTTTTTGAGTCAACTGCATACAGTGGGAAAGTTTCTTCGTTTGTGAATTCTTTGCTACGGCTTCTTGATTTAACAAGTTCAACTTTACGAACAAGGGCTGAAGTTAATTCCGGATAACCCATTGCAACTAATAATTTATTAATTGGCTCAATGATTAATCGGAAGAACTGTTGATCTCTATCCATAGGCACTGCGAATTCTTCTGGATAAGAGCCTGGAGCGTACGCAAAAATATCAAATTCATACTCATTCGGCGAAGCATAGTAAAATTTAATCTTTGAACCGCTTCGTATCAATGCATACTTTTGATTTTTGGTTTTCTTTATCACGTGATTGTGATATGCAGCAGCTCTACCGTAAATCGGCATTCCTTTCTCCATTACTAATGGATTTAGGCTCTTTAGGTAATCTTCGTAAACTCGAACTGAGAAGTTAAAAGCAATCTCATCGACCGTTAGCGAATTACACTCGTCTTTTAGAGCCTGTAATTTCGGAATCAAGTCTTCTTCAAGATCCAAGTTATACCCGATTCCTAAAAGATATGAATACAGCTTTTGTAAGTGCTGTCTTGCCCAAATTGGATAGGAAGCTTGAATTGCTTCAAGACCCTTAATGATTAATGATTCTTTATCAAGTAGTCGTTCGTGCTTATTATCTTTATATGATACGCTTAAGATGTATTTCTTCTTAGCGAGCCAGATTCCTGAACTAGAAAGATTTTCAAGCTCAAAATTTTGGCGATTGTCTGTGTTGAAATGAACTGCGTATTTCTCAAAAGCTTGTTCAAAATAATCCTTTAATCGGTTTCGGTTAATTGCCAAACAGAACTCAAGAGACTCTTTATTATCTAAGTCTAATCCTTCTACTGACTGAATTGCATAATCAAAACAGACATACACAGAGTCAGTATCTGTGTAAATTGCAGCTTCTTTTTCAATTTGAGAAA